TCTTTTTGACCAGCTAAACCCAGCATCACCACCCCAAAGCGCCCAAGCTATCCGTCCGTTTGACGGGTATCCTTCTTCACCTTGCTTAAAGCCTTTACCTTTCTTGTCTACTTCGTGCCGTGAGAAATATGAATACATCCTTTTAACAGTAGAATCTGACAGGTCTTTGTCGTTAGTGATATCTCTGGCTCTGGCAATTCCGACTTCTGTACCGCCGCGCCCGAACTCACGCCGCCAATCAAGACCGCGTTGGGCTTCTTCCTTCATTCCGCTATTCGGTTTCGGCATCGTCTCGGCCTTGAACATCTGCGTCAACTGGCATCTTCATTCCGAACGGTTGGAACGCTGTCTTCACGCCATACTGTTCAGCAAGTTTCTGTTCGCGTTCGTGCTGCTCAAACAGTTCTTCAACATCACGTCCGTAGTTCGCTTCGATGTCTTGATAGGTAACAATCCCGTTCTGAAGGCCAGAAATATTAGCTTGCATTTCCTTCTGCGGATCTACCCAACCCCAACTGCGCGGAATGTAAGAAACGCCATCGGCAAATTTGTCGTACTTTACAATCGGAAGATTAATGCTTCTGGTCATTGCATTCTTAAGCCAGCTTCTAAAGATAGGCTCCATGAAATGCTCGATCATGAACTTCTGAAGCATTCTGTACTGGTCTCGATCCTCTAAACTACCAGCCCGTAAGGATGAATAGTTCACACTAGAAAGATCGTTTGAGATTGAATGGTATGAAATATTCAACCCTGACGCGATACTTCTCAGAATAGCTGTGCTGAAACTTTCAAACGCTGTCGTTGGATGGGCAGGGTCGAACGCTTTAAAATCCATCCCAGCGGGTAACTGCTCAAATGTTGCGGGTTCTGCTGACATGATCGGCGTGTATTCATCCTGAACATCTTCACCGACATAACCGTCACCAGCAGGACTGGTAAAGAAACCCATCTTCGCAGATGCAACCCTAGCAGCGGTGATCTCAGCTTCAAAATACCCGTTCAGCATTTTGATATTAGCCATCACAGGCGCTACAAACGGATAACCACGGGTCTGCTCTGGTCTTTGTCGAACAAAAGCATGAATGACTTCTTCTGCTGGGACTCTAATCGTCTCATTGCTTTGGCTTAAACCTAAATCATTCGGATGGTTCTTATACAAGTGATATGCAACAGGCTTTCGCTTGTCGTTTATCTCAACGCCCATAACGACCTTATTGCCGTTCGTGTAGATCTCGTTCTTGGTGTCGTTAAGGTGATCAGCTTCAAGAAACTCAATCTTGTAACCAAAGTCACTTGTAGGATCGGTGATTTGACGGATTAAAACCTCACCATCACGGGCCAGAGCCTCGATAAACATCCTTTGACAGTCGATCAAAGACATCTGACCATCAACTGTGCAATTTCCTTTCTTGGCCCACTTCTTCCAAGCTGCTTCAATCGTTGAATTCGCAATCGTATCAAGACTGCCATCAGCATCACGGGACTTGGCATTTACTCTAATGCCGTTATGTCCGACCACGTTAGACGTTAGAAGGTTTAGATATCTTGCGACATAAGCGTCATTTCGTGACAATTCACGGCTTCTATTTCTCAACGTGACCAGTGCTTGCCTTAGTTCCTGATCTGCTGAAGCTGATGAACTAAAAAAGTCGGCAAATAACCGACCACCTTGAGCGCCTTTAAACGATCTTTGTAATTTGACCGCCTTGCGAACCTCTTTGCGTTTAAACGGATTCCAAGCCATTAAAATCTTACTCCGATTAGGTTGCCGCTCGGCTTCTTGTTACGGATTCGAGCCTTCTTGACTTCTTCGTTGTATTCGGCGCGGTATCTATCTCTGACAGTAAATAGCTCATCGATAGACATCCTAGAAAGGCTTCTGCCAGCGATACTGAATGAACTTTGGTCGATAGTAGCCCTGTTCTCAATAACAGCCTGAACAGCGTCTAAGACCTTTTTGGCGTGTGTCCTAAGATCTGCGTTTGTGTCTGCGTAGTTAGCAACCAAGGTTGTCAAACCGTTATCAACTGCGACTCTTTCTGAATCAGAAGTCCTTGTGATAAACGCATACCACTTATACTGATGGGCGTTATAGTTCGCTGTAGTAGATGAATCGACTTCTACGATATAGGCTGTAGTCGTTTCTGAAGCCGTAATAGTGAACTGATGATTACCACCGCCGCCAGTTTCACAATGAAATTCATACGTTAAAGCGTACTGGTCTGTCGGATAATCCGTAACAAGGTCGGGACGCTGCCAAACCCAACGATCACCGACAACTAAAGTCTCAGGTTCTTGGCTTGGGTAATTCGCACTTTCAAAAAGGTTAGCCATTCTATCGCCATGCGTTAGTGTAATTTTGTCGCGGCCTTCTTTGCACAGGTCTCCTTTGAACAGGAGCTAAATCAGGCTCGACTTCTTCAACCAATTCTGGTTTTTCCGATTTTGCCTGAATCCTAGCCGCAATGCTATTGACATTCGCGTTGATTATACTATATGCACACCAACTGTACACCATGCAATCCAGCGATTCATTCCTTGGGCGGATTTTCTGAAATACCCGCTTTTTATATCCTCTAACGAATCTGGTAACGATCTTCTCAGCCGTAAGCTGTCGGAAGTATTCATCGTTTAGAATGTCTGAGAAATGAACGAACCCAGCGCCTTCTTCTTGAATTCTTAGCCTCGCAAAGATCATATCTTTCGCGGTATCAACTCCGACTGGGAACAATCGGCATCTGACAGTGTTATTCCTTGAAGGCTTGCCAGCTATAGGTCTGCCTTCACCGCCCACACCCTTGACCGCAAAGACCCTGCGACCGAAGTTCTTGTTGGCGTACTGATAGACCGTGTTGGTAAAGTGACCGCCAGAGTCGATTGCTGTGGCTCTGATAGCCAATTCTCTGCCGTCTTCTGTTTCAAATGTACGCGATATCTGGGAATCTAGCGCACTCCACAATTGAGGTGTAGACGGATCGCCATACATTATCTGATGGTCTATAACCCAAGATTCCTCATCTTTCCCAATTCCCATAAAGGTCATTTCTAGTCGGTCGTCCTGAACGTCAACGCCAGCGACAATCAAAATAACCCCTTCAGGCACTTTGTCGAAATGTTCTTTCCTTTCCATCAGGTTCAGCTCGCTGACAGATTCACCTGCGTCCTCCCAAACTTCCCCTAAATATGTATTCGTCCAGACTTTAAGTTGTTCTGGGTTCTTCTTGACCGCTAAGAATTCTCTAACACCGTCAGCCAAAGGTGTCCAAGGTGAATAAAGTCCTGATATCTTGAAGCCAGCAATGCCCTTAAAGTCTTCTTGAGCTACCCAACGACCGTTCCTGATAGACCATCTTCTATCAGCATCAGACCAAAGCACCCCGCACTCGTCACATAAATATTGAGCCGTATCGGGATCTTGGTCAGTCCATCGGACGCTTGCCCATTTTAACGTCTGCTCATGGTCGCAATGCTTGCAAGGAATGAAGTATTCACGCTGATCAGATCCTTCATAGGCATCTTCTATCCTTGAAACACCCTTGATCGTCGGGGTCGATACCATGATGATCTTGCGGTTCCAGAAAGTAGACGTTCGCTTCTTACCTAGATTGACAGGGTCGCCTTCTGATCCTGCTGAAGCTGGGAATCTATCAACCTCGTCTGCTAGTAAAATTCTGATTGGCCTTGAAGCAAGCCCTGCTGGACTATTAGCACCAACCAGAGAAAGGCTACCTGCTGGGAAGATCTTGTGAAGCGTTGTGTTGCCTGAATCCCTAGCCCTTGGATCTTTGACCTTACCTTGAAGACAAGGCGTAGCCCGAAGCAGTCCGTTAGCGATTCGATCCTTTGAAAACGACTGCGCCATTGACTCGGTAGGCTGTAGCATTAGGATCGGGCATGGATCGTGATCGATGTGAAACCCGATGATATTTAATAGAGCTTCAGACTTTCCTAGCTGCGCCCCAGCCATGACAACCACTTCTTTGACTTTAGGGTCAGAGCAAGCGTCCATAATACCGCGCTGGTATTCTGCGCGAGATGTTCGCCAGATTCCCGCCTCTGCGCTAGTCTGCGAGTCTAGCCGCCTTTGAAGGTCTGCCCACTGACTGACGCTTAGTCTTTTTGGTGGTTGCAGTGCTTTCATCGCTTCCTTCAGATGAGCTTTTAGGTTTGCTAGTCCTCGACGCTGAAATTTTTGGGTCATAGTTTGATAGTTCTTCTAGTGCTTCATTCATTAGATCTGCAAGCATGGCTTGTATCACGCCAGCATCAGATTCGCTAGCCACAATTGGTGCGGCCTTGCTAGGGATGCTTGTCAACTTCGCTTTGAGATTAGCCAGCGTGTCAGTCCAAGCCTTCACAACGTCTTCAACTATAACAAGCTGATTTCTGACTTTGGCTAGATCTAGCTCTGAAAGCTCTGCTTCTGCGTTCATTTTGCGGGTTCTGGCTTCATCGTATGTTCCGCCAATTTTTACGCCACCAGTGCTCGCCATATAACTTTCCGTTCTAAATTAGTTCGTTCTTATTCCATTCCTACT